GTTTCAGTTGCACCTACACCTACACCTATTCCAGTTGCACCTGTTCCAGTTGAACCTACACCAACTGTAACTACACCAATCGCTCCACCTTCTATTTTAAATCCAGAACCAGTTGCACCTACACCAGTTGCACCTATAACTGTTGCACCTGAACAAGTTGCACCTACCCCAACAGCACCACCATCAATTTTAAATCCACCTGCACCAATTGAACCTACACCAATTGAACCTACACCAGTTGTACCTACAGCTGTTGCACCACCTTCTATTTTAAATCCACCTACACCAGATGAACCATTAGATATAGAAGATTTTAGAGAAATTCCTGTAATTGATATTCCTACAGTTCCTTTACAAAATCCACAACCTGTTCAAACATTACCAACTGCACCACCTTCTATTTTAAATCCTGAGCCAATTGTAACTGAACCAACTGCACCTACAGCTGTTGCACCACCTTCTATTTTAAATCCAGAACCAATTGTAACTACAGATATAGATAGACCAAATATAGCAGAAATAACTGATGGAGTTGCACCTATAGATATAGATTTACCTGTAGGAGGAGGAGTAGATGCTTCTCAAACAGATTTTACAGTACCTGAAACACCTAATACAGAAAGTGGAAAAGATTCTACAGAAACAAAATTAGATTATTTAACTGGTGATTATCAGGATATTGAATTAACTGATGAACAAAAACAAGTTTTAGAAGATCAAAGACAAGAAGCAAGATATGCTATTAGTCCTATGGAAGATCCAATAAATAAAGCTATAGGTTATGGTTTGAGTTTTTTATTTCCAGGTGCTGGTCTTTTATATGGTGCTTATAAAAATGCTACAGCTATGGGTTATTCTATACCAAATCCATTTGAAGGTATTTTAGGTGGAGAACCAACTCAAGAAAATGTTCAATCAAAACTTAATGAGATGAATTTTGGTGGTGGTGATAATGGAGATAATCAAAGTTATGTTCCTCAAACAACCACAACAACTCAAACACCTCAATCTGATGGATCTATGGTAAATCAATACTTTTCTAATTTAAATATGGGTGGACAATCTAATATTAATACTGGTGGACAATATTCTCTTTCATCTGACCTACAAACAAGCTATAATAATGCTAAGAGTAGCATAAATAATATACTTGGTATAAATCAACAAAGTCAACAATTTGGTTACTCTGCACAACCTTATGGTTCATATAGTAGAACAGATTTAACAAATAATCCATATTATATAGATTATTTAAAACAAAGAGGATTAATATAATGTCAAGATTAGTAGATTTACTTAAACAAGTTATGATGGGGAAAGCTGGTATGGACAGACCAGGAGAAGGATTTGGTGGTGGAACACAAGGTTTATTTGGAACAGGTGGTCAAATAGGAAATGGTGTTGTTAATCCAAGAAAATCATTATTAAATTTAGGTCAAGACAAACCAGGTGGACTTTTAGGTAATATACCTCAATCTGCTTTATTAGGTTCTGCTCTTTTTGGTCAAGGTATGCAAGGCAAAGATCCTTTCTCTGCATTACTTCCTGCTGTATCTCAAACAGCACAATTACAACAATATATGACTCCTAAAAAAACTGAATTACAAAAGAATTTAGAAGCTGCTGGATATGAAGCTGGAAGTCCAGAATATAAAGCTGCACTTGGTGCTTACTTAAATAAAGGTAAAGAAAATACTTTATCTAAAGAAGCATTATCTTTGTACCAACAAGGTAAAGCAGCTGGTGAAAATTTTGACGAATGGTATAAAGATTTAAACAAAGCTGATAAATTTTTATTTGATAATAAAATAAAACCCAACATGAGTTTCTTAGATCAAGTTGCACAATTTAAATCTGATGAAAATAAAGAAATGTCTATACCTAAGGGTAATATACCCCCTTTAAAAGATTGGTTGGTTTCTGCTAAAGAACAAAATCCAAAAGTTTCAGAAAAAGATTTAATTGAATTTTATAATAAAAAATATGGTAAATAATAATGGCTATTCAAATAATAGACCCATTAAAAACATCTAATAAATCAGTTTCAATAATAGATCCATTAGAAAAAGAAGAAGAAGAAAAAGTAAAACCTCAAACACAATTAGAAAAAGATTTTCCTGGTATGTCGGTATCTGAAATTATAGATACTGGTGGTAAAGGTTATTCAGAAGAAGAAAAGTTAAAAGAAATTAAAGATCCCATAGAAGATAAACAAAAAAATATTTTTCAAAAAGCTATACCGATTACATCAAAACAAATGCAAGAAGTATGGCAAGGCTCACTAGGATTAAGTGATGATAGTAAAGAAAAATTAAAATTTATTTATGGAGATCAAAATACTTTATTAGGAAAGTTTAATTCATACTTGATAGACACTACCGCTGCTGGTGTAGATACATTATTAAAGGCTGGTAATACTATTGGTTTTGCAGCTTCAGGTCTTGCTGGAGATGGTTTAAATTTTGTTTATAAAATTTTAGATAAAGAGCCTGGAGGAGCAGGTGAAAGATTAACAAGAGATATTAACCTTGCTTTAATAGATGTAATGGGAAGATCAGGAACAGGTTTTACTCCTGTTGCTAAAAAAACAAATACAATTAAAAGCATTAAAACTGGTGAGGAAATAACGGATGTTGTTCAATATGCAAACAAATCTCCAGAAAATAAAATAGAAGTTAAAAGAAATATTGAAAAAATAGTTGATGATGAATTAACACAAATTAAAAAGAAAGATGAAATTATAGGTGAAAAATTAAATACAACAAATATTGTAGAAAAAAATAAAATAATTAATGATCTTACTAGTCCTGAAAAAATAGAAACAGTTAAAACAGATTTTAATATTGGAGATACTATCATCATTGATAATATTGGAACACAAGCTAAAATAAAAAACAAAACTGCTATTGCTGGAAAAATGGTAGAAAATATTGATGATGTACAAAAATTTGTTGTTGAATTACCAAATGGAAAAAAAGGAAGTATCACCTTAACAAAAGTAAAAGAGTTCAATAAACCAAAAGAAAAAATTGTTGAAGATATAAAAACTATAGATACACCAGAAAGTTTAAAAAGAGATCCTGCTTTACCTAATGAAGTCGTAACTAAAATTAACGAATCAGTTGTAAAATTTATTCAAGAAGAAAATATAAAACTTGTACCTACAAAAGAAAAGCCTTTGTCATTACAGATGCAAGAAATATTGTTATCAGACAAATATGAAACACCATATATTATAAGAAGGGTTGCTGAAGATAATAAAATACCAGTTGAAAGATTAATCAATTACATATTTCCAAGTGCCAGTAAATCTGCAAAAGAACTTGCTGCATATTCTCAATCAATGAGATATTTAAAAACTAAACTAGATCCAACAGGCCAGATATTTGGACAAAGTATTAACCCTATAACTCATGTAATAAAAAGATTAGATAATTTAAGAAGGGGATTACTAGTAACAAGAATTGCAACTGCGGTTCGTAACTATGCTTCTCAGTCATCAAGAATAACTTTAGATTCATTGCAAAGCTTAATGGACTATGGACTACAACAAATAGTTAAACCATTTGTTAAGCCTGACCAATTTCAAAAAAATCAAGTAAGTCCATTATCAAATTTAAATCAATTAGTTACAAACTTTAGACAATGGAAACCTTCAGAATTTAAAAAAGTAAAAGAACAAACTAATAAAATTTTAGATCAATTCCCATCAGAAAAAAATAGAATATTTATTAGATACTCATCTGATGTTGTAACTGCTGCTGCTGGTAAAGGTATTAAGCCAGGAAAAGTTGATAGAATTTTAGATAAAGCTCAAGAAGGTGTAGATTTTTTAAACTTTTTAAATAAAACTCAAGAGTTCATTACAAGGAGAGCTGTTCTTATGTCAAGACTTGATGAGTTAATAAAAGCAAATCCTAAACATTATAATAATAAAAATTTAAATCAGATAATAAGAGATAAAGAACATAGTTTAATTAGAGCTTCAGATGTTGCGGCCGCAGTAGATAAAGCATTAGAAGTTACATTTGCTAAAGAATTTAATATGTATAAGAAAGGAACTTATGATGCGTTTGCAGCAAGAGTTATTGGAACTATAAACTCATTACCTTTTGTTTTAACTTCTATTGTACCCTTCCCTAGATTCTTAATGAACTCTTTAAGATTCCATGCTGAGTTTAGTCCTTTTGGTTTTTTAAGATTTCTATCAAGTAAAGATAGAGCTAAAATTGCAAAGGGAGATACATCAGGATTATCAAGAGCATTAATGGGAACAGGTTTATTATTTGCTGCAATGGCTTTAAGAAAACAAGATTATGCTGGTGAGAAATGGTATGAATTTAAAATAGGAGATAGAACTATTGATACTAGACCTTATAACCCATTGGCTGCTTATTTATTTGTGGGTGATGTTATTAATAGACTTCAAGATGGAACTTTAAGAAATATTGATCCAAAAGATATAATAACTGTTTTTGCAGGTGTAAGAGGAACAACTGGTCTGTATATATTTGACCAGATAGTAGATTATATTACAAATTCAAATGTTAAAGCTGGAGCAGCAGCTTGGACTGGAGGACTTAAAAAATTTATCGGTGAAACATTAGCAGGTTATTTAACTCCAATTCAAAATATTACAGATATGATGGCTGAGTTTTATCCTGAAATGCGTAAGTCAAGAAGCACAAATGAAGAACCTTTTGTTGGTGCATTTAAGAAAAGATTTATGGACACAGACTTACCTGCTTATACATCACCAACTAATTTTATTATTAATGAAAAAACTGGAAAACCAGAAGCTGCACCTATCGTAAAAGAATCACCAGCACTAGGTCAATTTACAGGGGTTAGATTTATAACTGAAAAAAATGAAGCAGAAAAAGAGTTTGATAAACTTCAAATACAATCTCAAGAAATATTTAAATCTACAAAAATTCCTGAACTAGATAGAGCTTATAAAGATATATTGTCTTTTAAAATTGGTTATGGTATTTCAGAATTTGTTAAAACAGATTACTATCAAAAACAACCTTTTAGTAATAAAATTCTTTTAATTAAAGGTGCTTTGAAACAAGTAAAAGAAGAAACAAAAAAAGAGTTACAAAGCAATGCAGAACTAGCTCCTTACTTATTACAATATGAATATAATAACTTGAGTAGAGATGAAAGAAGGGTTATAAATGATGTTATCGGTATTGATTATATAAATGATTTAATAGACGGATTAAAAAAAGAATCTAAAAAAACAAAAAATAATACAAAAATAAAAGATCCACTTGAAATAAAAGACCCTTTGGAGAATTAATATTATGGCCAGAAAATCTGCAACAGAAGTGAAAATTGATTTCTTAGTAAAAGAGATAAGAGAATTAAGAAGTGAAACAGCTTCACTTAGAGCAGACATTAATAAGGGTAAAGGTGCTATATGGATTTTAATAGCTTTAGCAGGAATAGTAACAAGCGGATATAATTACTTTATAAAGTAACATCTTGAAATCAGATAAACAAATAATCTCTGACAGACAAAAAAAAACATCAATCAAAGGAACAGTAGGCGAATACGAATCAATCGCAGAGTACACTAGACAAGGATATTGGGTAGCCAAATCTTGTGATCCTAGCTGTCCTTTTGATATTGTAATCGTAGATAGAAATGGTAAAATACAGTTAATAGATATAAAATGTGCAACTTTTAGAAAGCACAAAAAAGGTAAAAGTCTTAAAGATAAACCTAAAGGTTCTTATAGAATTTCAAGAAGTCCTACAAAAGAACAAAAAAGACTTAATATTAAACTAAAGATGTTTCATTATGATTGATAGATTTTTTTATAAATTTTTTGGATTGCTAGACGACTTTTTTGATAAGTTTATTTCAGATGCACCACCTAAAAAAAGGAAAAAGAAATGATTAAAAACTTTAAAGACATTGTAATTCTATTAATCACAAGTGGTGTGTTAATACTTTTAGGTGTCATTATTGTTGGCGACTATTGGGTAGCATTAGAAGAAAATAGACCAGTAGATGAAAGTGTCATAACCCTTATGAAGATGTCTGTTACAGGATTAATTGGTGTTATTGGTGGTTACATAGGTGGTAGTAAATGAGAGATAACAAAGTTTTAGAGTCGTTTAAAAAGAAGATAGAAAAGAATTTAAAAGAAATGAATATTTTTAAGAGCCTAAGACAAGAGGTAGATCATGGTGCTAATGGTACACAAGGTTATGTGATTAAAAAAGGTATTAATAAAGGTAAGGTTGTTAAATAATTTATGAGGATAAATATGAATTATTATTTTACAGGTGGTATTATTATAGCTTTTATTATTTTAACAATGATTGTGAGTCCAGTATGACAAGAAAAACTAATACAATGTTAATAGGTTTATTGGGTACAATTTTATTAGGTTTAGCAACATGGACATTGGTTACATTAATAGAGCTGCAATTAGTAGTAACTATGATTCAATCTGATTTAATGTCTATTGATAAACAATTTGGCAGGGTATATAATTTTATAGACTCTGTTAGAAGTAAATAAGGATTTAAATTATGTGGTTTAATTTATTAGGAATGGCAGTAAAAACTGGTGCTGAGGTTTATAAGAATAGACAAGAAACTAAAAAATTAGAATCTTTAGCTGAGAAAAATCATATGGCTAAGATGGCTTCAGGAGAAATAAATTATCAAAAAGCTGTAATGACCAATCAAAATCAAGGTTGGAAAGATGAGCTAGTTTTGATAATAGTAGTTTTACCTATAGTAGTATTAGCATGGTCTGTATTTAGTGGTGATCCACAAGCAAAAGAAAAATTAGATTTATTTTTTCAATACTTTAATAACTTTCCAGAATTTTATAAATGGTTAGTTCTTGGAATATTTGGTAGTATATATGGTCTAAAACCTGGAATGGATTTATTTAAAAAGAAATAATGTCTGATAATACAGAGATACTGAATGAGTATAAAGATCAAATAAGGATCTTAAAACAAGAGATTGCTGAACTCCAAGACGCAGGTAAATCTAAAGACTCTGCCAATAAAAGATGTCTGCAAAAGTTAGAGAATATTAGTAAAGATTTAGAGGATGCTAATAAAAAATTAAAGGAATTAAAGGAAACCAATAAAATGTTATTGGAACATCCTTAATGAAATTTTTATTAGTAATAACTATCTGCTCATCTAGTTTAGGAATTTGTATAAACCCTCAACCAATGGGACAGTTTGATAATTGGTATGAATGTTCTAATCAAGGTTATTCTCTTGCTTATGATTTTAATCTATCTATGGGTAAGGATAGAGTAAATGAAGAAAAGACTATTGTTAGTTTTTCCTGCCAAGAACTTAATTCAATTTAATGTGGTGCGTCATTTGGAAAAAAGATAATATCTATCAGATATTCACTAATATTATCTTTGAAACAGAAAAAAAAGCATTAGAATTTAAAGATAAACAAAAGTCTATGCGTAAAAAACATGATTGCAGAGTTGTAGAATTTGATTATAAATATTTTGATGGAGTAAATGAAAATGAAATTGACTGAGAACTTTAATTTAAAAGAGATGATACAATCTCAAACTGCTTTAAGAAATGGTATAGATAATGAGCCAAGCTCAGAGCATATAGAGAACTTAAAATTATTATGTGAGAATATATTACAACCTTTAAGAGATGATTATAATTTACCTTTAGTAATTACCTCTGGTTATAGATCAAAAAAATTAGCAGGATTAGTTGGCTCTAAAATTACCTCACAACATTGCTCTGGTTGTGCAGCAGATTTTACTATTCCAGGCGTTGATAATAAAAGAGTATTTAAACACATCATAGAAAATTTACCTTTTGACCAAGCAATACTTGAATATTATACTGAAGATAATGGTGGATGGATTCATGTATCTTATGTATCTAATCCTAGAGGACAAGCATTAACTAAAGACAAAGAAGGTTATAAATCATGGCAATAGATAAATCTAAAATGAAATGTAATTCACCTAAAAGACAAATATCAGGTGGTAAGAAATTTGTAGTTAAAGCTTGTAAGGGTGGCAAGGAAAAGATTATTAGATATGGTGATGCCAATATGACTATAAAGAAAAACATTCCTGCAAGACGAAAATCTTTTAGAGCTAGACATAAATGTGCTACCGCTAAAGATGTATTTAGTGCTAGATATTGGAGCTGTAAGAAATGGTAAAAAAATTCTTGATAAAAAGTATAGTTAAGTTAAGAATGTTATATGCCGATTTAAGAGGTCATCATGGTAAAAGATGGAACTATGAACCTTCTGAATGGTATATGGGTAAACATAAAAGGAGAAAATAATATGCCAATGGTTAATGGAAAAAAATACCCTTACACTAAAAAAGGTAAGGCAGCTGCAAAAAAAGCTAAAATGAAAAAATATAAGAAAAAGAAATAATGAAAAAAGGTTATCACAAAACTAAAGATGGTCGTACAGTCAAAAAAGGATTGTACTATTATATGAATAAGAAAAAAAAGTCTGGTAAAAGTAATCCAGGTAAAGGAACAGTTTCTGATAAAGCATTAAGAAAAGCAAAGAGAACTGCTAAGAAAAAATAATTGTTATTAGGTGTAGTTGCTAGTCAACTGGGTATGATGGAGGGGTAAACAATATTCGTATGTCTAAAAAGAAAACTTGGGTTAAGAAAGAAAAATTAATGAGTGTTGGTGATTGTAGATATTGTAAGAAAGAACTTGTTAGTGATGATTCTTTTGTAGCCTTTGCCAATCATACCAAAGCTCATTATAAATGTATGAAAGAAGATGACGAAAAAGTAGTTGGCCAGAAATAATTTAATACTCCTGGCCAGACATTACTACTGTTCTATTTTTAAATTAGAGGAAATTAATTCACTTACAGGATCAGACAATTCCTTATAAGAATTAGGGTTAGGATATAAATTTTCATTTCTTACCTGATTACCTCTGTTGATTTCAGGGTACATATTTTCATAACCTAATGTGCTAGTGTGATTTTTAAAATCATAATCTTCATAAAAATGTTCTAACGAAACATTAAAAAAGACTGCTAATTTTCCAAGCAAGAATGAACTTAATCCATTCATACCTCTTTCATATTTTTGAATTTGTTGAAAAGAACAACCTAAGACCTTAGAAATTCTTGTTTGAGTATATTTATTTTTTACTCTAAGATTTCTTAATCTTATTCCTATGTGCTTATCAAATGTTATTTTATTTATTTCTTTTTTTTTTGAAGACATCTATCCCCATCCTTTCTGTTTGTTTTATATTATGGCCTTAGTTATTACAGGCTACTGTATATAACTTTAGCGTCTTTATTTTGAGCATTAACAATTCTTCTTACTAATTGTTTGTACTCAAGGTAATCCTGATATGTATGAATACACATTCTTGTATCTACAGAAGCCATAATTTTATTATGACACTTTTGTAGCTTTCCATACAATCTAGGAAGCTCATTGCTTAGGTTCATTCCCATCCTCCTTTTTTACTATTGAATGCACCAGACTTTTATGTGTTATTTCTTTAACGATCGCATTATCTGTTGCATTTATTTGCTCTGTTGCCTTCTCAACAGTATCAAATTCTTCTTCCAGAGTTGCTGAAAATTCGTAATAATATATTTTTTTACAACTCATAGTAATTGTTGACTTTTAATTTACTGTTTTTATTTAGTTTAGTCAATACATATTTTCTCATAAACACATTGCTTGACTCAATTAATCCTAAGCTCTCAGCATTCTTTAAAAGAATACCAACTCTTTGTTTAGTTATATTTAAAGCTTTGCCAATCTCATCTAATTTTGGATAGCAATCATTTTCTTTAAAATATTTAGACATAAAATCAATTACTTCTTTTATTCTGGGACTATAAAAAAGTTTTTTTTTAGAATTTGTAATAGTCATTATTACCTTCCTCCTCATTCTTGATAAGCATATCTTTTAATAAATTATTATACCCTGCTATATCTTTATGAGTATCTTCTTTGTAAATTGATTTTTTAGTACCATCATCAATAGTTCTAGTAATTTTAAGTATCATCATCAATTGAGGTATCAAAGTTAAAGGTACTTTTATTTCTTTATTATTAATAACTTCAAGTGTACTTTGAATAAAACTTGCAATGATGTAAGCGTTATTTCTAAAACTACCATATTCTTCTTGTTTCTTTTCAAGCATTTGCTTAACCAATTTCTCACCTATATCTATCCACTTTACATTGTCATCTGACATATTTCTCTCCTTTTAAATCTTTACAGTAGTAACCCATTACCAATTCATTTTTATAAAAATAACCAACATCTTTTTTATATTGTAAAATTTTTTCTTTGGCTGTATCACAACTTACATTTTCCATTATTGTTATTTTTTTAATCTCATAAAGTTCTGAATTAATTGCTATAATTAAATACAAAATATATTTCATTTTAACAGGGGGTGAGTTCTAACAGGGAACAAAAAACAACCATACCACCCCCCATTAATTACAAATTAAAGATCAACCTTAGGTTTTCTTTCTTGTAATTTATGAACAACTCTCCCATCATCTTTAGTATTAATCCATTCAGTAAGGTTAATTGTTTCACCTTGCTTCATGTCTTTACTAATTTTAAATGAACCCCAAAATTTTTCTGGATTTTCATTATCTCTGTTTAGGAAACCTTCTCCTTCTTTTAATTCAAACGCCATTTTTAACTCCTTTGTTTCTTGGTTATTTGATTTCTTAATGCGTTAAACTTTAAAAAATTATTAGACTTGATAAACGCATCCCAATATCCAGCCTTATTTATTCTAGTCTTAAGATTTTCTAAATCACTTCTTAAGGTAGTAGAATTTTTATTGTTAGGATTTTTTTCAATAACATCTAATTCAGTAGCAATGTATATGTCATCAATTTTTTCTCCTGAACTAACAATAGGTTTAACTATTTTAGGTTTAGCAATTGTTGGTTTAAAAGTTTTAGTTTCAACTTTTAGATTTTCTTCTATTCTATCTGTGTCAGGCATTTCATCCATAGCGTAAATATGGCCATGAAGACCTACCAATTTTAATACACATCTATCAAATGCTCTTTTCTCAGCCATAGCAACAGGATAAGCATTCTTAGAATTTTTTGGACTAGACTCACCATAACTAAAAACAGTTTTATCATTCATTTTTGCATGACATTTAATAACAACATTATCTCCTTCAATTTTTTCAGTTATATATTCTATAACCTCAACACCAGCTCTTGCCCCAATTTCTTCACAATATTTATGAAGCATAATTCCTGTGCCATGACAATTCCATAATGCTTTGTTAGGATCAACGTTGTATTGTTTTAGTATTTTATTTACTTCTTCGCTTACTTTCATTTTTACCTTTCTTTAGTTTTTTATTTTCTTCTATTTGTTCTTGATCTTTTAAAGCTTTTAATTCTAAATAACTTTTGTTTTTAGCTATCATTTTTTCTTCTAAATCTTTTAGTTCTACTTTTTTTCTAAGCTCAATTATTTCATCATCTCTTTTAAGAAGTAAATCTTTGTATGATTTTATTTCTAACTCATAACTTCTTATTTTTGTTTGCATCTTTGCAAGTTCCATCATTATTTTATCTGTCATATTTTCTCCAATCATAATTGTTCGTAAAAAGTTTCTAGTTTATACATATCTTCCTCATGGTAGTTTTCTAATAAGAAATTATTTTTATAGTTTCTAATTTCTGACCAATCCACACCAATCATTATTGCTAACTTTCTTATATCTCCATTGGCAATCCTTAACATTTCTTGTCTTTGAATATTAATCTGAATAAATTTTTCAAAAAAATACTCAAGACCTGAATTAGATAATTCCCAACAATTATCCTTAGTAAATATAGTGTAATCGCTATCCCCTACATAAATTAAGTAAGGCTGATACTTATAATTGTAATGTTTAGAATAAACTGCAACTTGAATGCAATGAGTAAATTGAGGTTTATTAATTTTTTGTGATTTTGTATATGTCCAATCCCCTATTCTATTTTCATTTGGTTTGACATTTTTTTTAGGCTCTTTTTTTAATGGACTAAGTTTAGCTGAACCAAATCTATTTTTATGTTCTGTTATAATTTCAAGATCATCATTATAGCAATCTATAAAACCTTCGTTAGCAATGTTTAAAGTTTGGCCTAAATATTTATTGTCATACCAATCTGAAAAAGGTTTCTCAATTCCCCAACCTTCACCCCATGTTGATATTTCTTTAATAGCGTCTAAGTGTCTTTGAACGTAGCCTTTAATATTTTTTAATAAAAATAAAGATTTCATTCTATGTTTTTCTGAAAATTTAAATTGCTCAATATGAGTTTTAAAATGTTTTTCAACATCTTCTATTTTTGCATTACCCATTAATATATTTTGAAACCATTCATGAACAAATGTTCCTGTTTTAAAACTAATAGAAGGTTTTTCTGGTTTAAATTTTAAATGAGGAATTAATTGATACTTTAAAAAGTATGTCCAATTATTTAAAGCGGTTTGACTAGGACTAATAGTTGCTTTATTAAAGTTTCCTGTTGTCCATGCTGTATCTGTGAACCTTTCTGAATTCATAAGATGTGTTTACAAAATATTTACAAATAAGTCAACAGTTAATGTTGCTTTATTTTAAAAATAATATATTTATATTTAATGACCATAGAAAGCGTTGAATTAAAATGGGAGGAAATATTTTCTGGTGCATTTACAGGTTTACTAAGACAGTCTGAAAGCATGAGAAATAATATTAAATGGGGTCATGGTGCTAAATTTAGTATTTATGAGGAATGGGGTAGAAGTATCTCAGGAACAATTTGTGAGATGGCATTATCAAAAAAAATGCAATCTTATTTTTCTCATTCAGTTAATAATTATTTCGGCAAGGATTTAATTATAAATAATAAGCCTGTTCAAGTACGATCTCAATTACATTCAAAGCAAAACAAATCTTTAATTATTAGAAAGCCTTTCAACCATGAAGATTATTATTTCTTAGTAGGTGATGACACACCTAAGTATTATTTTTATGGATATATTCTGGCCAGAGATGTATCTTTAGTAGGTAATTGGACAAACTTTAATAATGATAATAGACCTTATGTTTGGTCAGTTCCATTTGACAAACTTAAACCCATAGATCAATTTCAATATGAAAAATAATACATTAGAACCATTCTTAAAAGTTGAGCATAGTTTATTGGATAATGAGGTCTTAACCCCTGTTGAAAAATGCCTCTATATGCTTCTGAGAAGGCTTAAGACAGCTGTTAGAGGGTGTACCCCTAGTCATGCTTACCTTAAAAGAAAACTTAAAATAAAGGACAAGAGAACGCTTGTGAGAGCTTTAGATAAATTGCAATTATTCGGCTATATTACATGGCGAAATAGAGGCAAAAATATGACAAACAAATACCATTTTAGAGAAGACGAAGACTTCCAATCCATATTGCAAAGCAACCTTAAGTTGAGAAATATTATGTCCCAAAAACAAAAACAAATATACAACCAAAAGTTGAGGGATAAGTTTGTTAATAAGAAGGGGATAAAGGTCATTAATTGTTAACACTTTATTAAGAGGGGTCTATCAAGTGTATGAGGGAGGGTACATTTAATGCTTGATGGGGGGTACATAGAATGTACCTAAATAAAGATATATATTATAAAGAACTAGTTAGGAATATAATTAAGTAATGAATAAGAAATACGTACCGATAGAACGAATAAGATATGAACTTTCTAAGATTAGAAAGTCATCTAATTTCAATTACAGGAAAGCTATAGAACGTAATAAAAGAAATCAGGCAAAAAGCCCCCCCCTGATTAACCTTCTAACTTATCTAAATAATAATAACTATAAGGATAAGGATGTGGACAGAATAGTTAGTGAATATTGGTCTGAAGTTGAAAAGAATAAATATTTAGAAAAAGATATTGAAAAGAAACTCAAGATGAAGTATGCTAGACAAAGTTAACTACAATATCTAGGTATTAAATGCTTTTCTCAAAAAGTATTTGGATTTAGGGGGTCTTAACCTTTCTTACCCCCTAATCCCCTTCCTCTTTTTACATTCCAATAAGTTCTAGCCAATAGCTTTCTTAATTGCTTTGTTTGTATGTTTAATTGGCATTTGGACAACAGTCTGTTGTCTATCTTTGATATATTGGTCGTATAACTTTCTAATTTCATCATCTTTTTCAAATGTGTTAACGTTGCAAAGCTCAAGATTTAGTTTAAATTCATAATATGTTTGAAGCTTTCTAACCATTCTTTTTTGGTAGTTATAGTAATAAAAATAAAACTACAACTATAAAAAATATAGATAGGCCAAAAATTGCTAAGTATTTTTTAACATCATTTCTATGTATTGGATGACCTAAAATTATCATTTTTTTACCTCATACTTATTTTTCAAATTATCTATTAATTGGTCGTATGTTGGAATATTTTGATTGTCAAAACTACCTTTTATTTCAACATCAATATCCTCTATATCTTCAGGAATGTACCTGCCTGAATTTTGATATATATTTTTAATAACTTCTAACTGTTGATTGGTAGGCTCATCTTCTTGAAAAAAAGAATAGCTATCAAATCCATTCCTATCGGTAACTCTAATATTCCATACTTTCATTTATTCCTCTTTGTTTATTTGCTTAACATTTATGTCTATGTATTCTTGAATATTTGATCCAACTTCCTCTAAGCCTTGAATTTCAGCTTCCTGCTCACTTTCAGCTTCAACTAATTCCTCATAACCAATAAGCTTATTATATATTCTGTATTTATTCATTTAACCTCACTTTCTGTTGTTCCTTCATCTAATATTTCATCTTCATCTAAAGTATCAACTTCAACATAATCACAATAACCCTCATTATGTAATTTTGTTGCTTCATCTAAATCTTTAGCTTCAATAGTACATTCCTCTCTTACTCTTTTATTTACCTCTCTCCAAAATAAAAATTGTTTATTCATTTAACCTCACTTTCTGTTATGTTTTCTTTATCTGGCATATTGTTATCTATTTTCATGTTTACCTTTCTAGTTTGTTATTAAATAAAAAAAGTTATTAAAACTAACTCAATTATTATCCATGCTTCAATCATTTATTACCCTTTCTATTTAAAGATACTTGATTGATAAACTTTTTAGCTTTGTTTTTATCTTTAATAAATATCCATCTTTTTTTGACAATGGTATTTAAAAAGTCTTCTAATTCATTGTTAGAAAACTTTTTTATTCTTTGATTGGGATAATCAATTATGTACATTGTTAAACCTTTCTATTGTCTAATGTGTTTTTAATAGTGTTTTCTATGTCCCAATATAGCTCACTACCTTTTTCTGTGTTTTTTGTAGAGCCTATATTGTCTTTATCAGGTACTACAAATTCACTTGCTTTTTTATTGTCTAAGCTGTCAATAAATTTAAAATATATATCATCCGCTAATTGACAAGCCATATCAAAGTTATCATTATTAATAATCATTGCTTACCCTTTCTTTTTGATTAACATCAACAACATAATATTCCTGATGATCTTCATTATTATCAAATTTGCTATAGATATATTCCCATCCATGCTCAAAGCTTTTAAAAATTTTATCAGGAAATATTCTATTATTCATCCAGTCAACTATTTTATATTTAGTCATGTTATTACCTTTCTTTGTTAGTTTAAAATTGAAAGTTTAATTGATTGCTTTCAAATTCTATTTGCCTTTCATTTGCTTCCATTTTTTCATTCTCAATTTTTTGACCTTCTTTATTTAAATAAACGTTAAATTCAGGCAAATCATACAAAATACTATCATTGTATTTATTTGAGATGTATTCCAATACATACATAATAAGTATATTATTTTTATTGCTTAACGCTTCATTAAACGTATAAAATGACATAAAACCGTCATAGCTAGTAGTTGCCTTTTTTAGATATTCTAAAAAGTTTTTATCTTTTTTAATAACTTCATTTAGATCATAAACTTGATTAGATTTAATTTTACAATCAATTGTGTCAGTTGAATAATTATAATATTCAGGGCTATATAATTTTACCTTATTAAAATTAATAATAACTTTATATTGATCGTAAATATAATCACTTAAATTATATGAATAATTTTCAATATAATCCTGATGAGTTTTTTTATAATCAACATGATCAAAATCATATTCAAACGCTTCAACCATATGATCTATATTTGAACTGTGAATTGATTCATAAAAGCCGCCAAATTTAATTGATGTTTCTATATTATTTTTTATGCTCATTTTATTACCTTTCTTTGTTAGTTATTGACAATATATAATCAATATTAAATCTTGTCAATAGATTGATTTCTTTTTTTAATTATTTGATTTTGATGGTCAATTGCTTCGTTTGTGCCTTTAATGCCTAGATAGGCCATAAAACCACAAATACCAATTCCCAAAGCGTAACCAATTGTTATTAGTTTTAAAATACTGTCTTCCATTATTTCCCCCAAATTAAAGTAATTATTATTGATAATATTAAAGCTAAATAGAAATATTCCATGTTAAATAATCCTTTCTTTTAATTAGTTCTATAAATATAATAGTAATTGCCTTTAATATTAACTTCATGCTCATGACCGTCATAAGTTGACATAAAATGACCCCTACCATCACTTAAAACAGCATCATCAACAAAATGGTCAAAATCTTTAATTAATGATTTAACAGCTTCGTTTGAACTTTCACAATTTTCACTTAAAACCTTAAATACATCTTCATCAATTCCATCCTTAGCATGAGCCGCTAAAAATGAAGGATTAAAAGCCCATACTGATTGCTCAATATATTCTTTTACTTCATCATCAGCTTCATCATCAGTTAAAACTTTGTACTCATTACCATTGACATGGTATAAAAAACCATCTTCCAAAGTCATTTCACTAACTTCATCATCAGTTAAGCCTAAGTGAGATTGTAAAGCTCTAACTTTTTCAGCTTCAATTTGGTCAACGTCAACATCTTTTTTATTTGTTTTATTAGTTTCTAATTGCATATTATTTGCCTTTCTTTTAGTTGTTTTTTTGTATATAAATTAAACATAATCAATTATTAATATATTGTCAATAGCTTGTCAATAGTTAATTTAAAAATAATTATATGAATAATATTAAATTTACAAATGAAGTTTTAAACAAGATTTATAGTGAGCTGGCCATTGGTAACGGTATAAAAACAATTCTAAAAGATTTGAATTTAAGCTGGGAGGGTTTCAGGAAATTATGCCACAAAAAGCCCAAAGTTAGACAGGAATATGAACTGGCAAAGCAAGATGGCGTTGATTATCTATTAAGTGAAAGTCAAACAGAATTAAAGAACATGATTGAAGATTTTAAAGCTAATGGCAAGGGTGACCTTGCAACATCTCATTTACTTAAAGAAGCTGTAGCCCTTACTAAATGGAAAGCTTCTAAATTGTTGCCAAAATACAACGACAATGCACAAAAAATAAGCTTAGCAAATGCTGATGGTCAACCGCTAGTTGTCAAATGGTCTAAGGACTAATCAATAATAAATCAATTAAATCAATATTAATTCTTTATGCTTTTAAATAAGTATAGAAATTCTTTGAACTTTCTAATGAATAGTTGCCTATACTCTATATAGGCCAAAAAAAAATAAAATCTAAGTGAGCTTATACCTACTTGATTAATAATCACTTGCTAAGATGTACCGCTAATAGATGATTATCAGTAATAACTAAAAATTGAGTATTAAAAAGCTATAAAAAAAGCTAGGGGGGTCAAAAAAGGCGGTCACCTGATTTAAAAATTTGCCTTGCGTTAATAACGTTAGGAGGTATACACAGTTAAACAAGAAGCCGCCAATGTTAGATAAAGATAAATTCAAAATAAATGCTATTGTTGTTGTTTCAGAAACAAGTAATTCTGTAATAATACATTTTGATGGTTTCGAAAACTTAGATGACGCTAGGGATTTTAGTGAATATATGGTAGAAGAATTAGGAATTACTCCATTAAATTATCCTTTCAATCAAATATTCATTAGGGGGGGTTTTATTTTAAAATGAAACAAATTGTCATTCCATATAAGCCAAGAGAATTACAAAATTTTTTGCATAAAAAAATTGATAAGCACCGATTTAGTGTGCTTGTTTTGCACAGGAGAGCTGGAAAGACAGTAATGATGATTAATCACATGATTAAAGCAGCACTTACTTGTTCTTTGCCAAACCCAAGATACGCATTCATAAGTCCTACATTTAAACAGGGTAAATCTACAGCATGGGACTACATAAAACAATTTGCTGGAAAAATTCCTGGAACTAAATTTAATGAATCAGAATTAAGATGTGATCTTTTAAATGGTGCAAGGATTACAATTCTTGGAGCTGAAAACGATCAAGCCTTAAGAGGTATATTTTTAGATGGATGTGTTTTTGACGAAACTCAGTCTATCAAACCAACAATCTTTCCTGAGGTTATAAGACCTGCATTGGCAGACCGAAAGGGTTGGTGTGTATTTATAGGAACTCCAAAAGGAAGAAATTATTTTTTTCAATTATATCAGGAAGCTAAACAAAATAAAAATTGGTATGCAGGATTATACAAATCATCTCAAACTAATATTTTAGATCCAGAGGAATTGGAAGCTGCAAGACAAATGATGTCAGAAGACTTATATGAACAAGAATTTGAATGTTCATTTCAAGCAGCAATTACTGGATCATATTATGGTGCTATTATTGAGGAATTAGAAAAAACAGGAAAAGTAACAGATGTTCCTTATGATCCTAATTTAAAAACAGAAACATGGTGGGATTTAGGTCTTAAAGATTCTACAGCAATATGGTTTGTCCAAAAGCATGGAGATGAAATTAGAGTTATTGATTATGAAGAATCATCAGGAGAGGGTCTTGACTTCTATGCTGATCTATTGGAAAGCAAACCTTATAAATATGATAGACATATAGCTCCACATGATATAAAAGTTAGAGAATTAGGAGCATTTGGAAAATCAAGATTGGAATCTGCTTTAGAGCTTGGTATCTCTTTTGATATTGCACCTAAACTTTCTATTGAAGATGGAATTGAATCCGTTAGAAAGGCTTTGCCAAATTGTTACTTTGATAAGAAAAATACTTACAAAGGATTTGAGGCATTAAAAGCATACCAAAAAAAGTGGGATGATAAGAATCAATGTTTTAAAAACAGACCGATTCATAATTTTGCAAGTCACCCTTCTGATGCTTTTAGATATGGATGTACTTTTGTTGGTGGTAAAATGACTGACTGGAAAAAAGAAGTTTATGTTAACACAAATTATATAATTTAATATGAAGAAAAAAAAAGAAGAATCCGATTTTAAATTACAATCATTACTTGGAAATCAAATAGAAAATGCTTTAGGTTTTTTAGGTGGTCAACTTTCAGAATCAAGAAGAAAATCTTTAGAATATTATTTAGGTGAAAAACTTGGAACAGAAATAGATGGTCGTTCACAAGTGGTATCAACTGATGTATCTGATACGATTGAAAGTATCTTACCAAATTTATTAAGAGTATTTACAGCAAGTGATAAGGTAGTTAGATGTGAACCTGTTACAGGTGAAGATGTGCCTATGGCAGAACAAGCTACAGCTTATTTAAATCATGTCTTTTACAAAGACAATAATGGTTTTCAATTATTATATAATTTCTTCAAAGATGCTTTAATTGAAAAGAATGGTTTCTTAAAAATTTATTGGGATGATAATGAAACAGTAGAATATGAAACTTATGAAAATTTATCTTTGGAAGACAAGGAAGCTTTAGAAGATAGCAAAGATGAAATAGAGTTTATTGAAGAAGAAGAAATTGAAGATGAAGCTGCTAAACAAGAATTTGAAAAAGTAGTCGCTGAATATGAAGCTCAAGGAAATCCTGCAATTGAAAATATGCAAGTTCCAAAATTTACTTTATATAATTGCAGAATTAAAAGAACTAAAAGAACAGGTAAAGTAAAAATTGAAAGTGTTCCACCTGAAGAATTTTTAATTGATAGAAACGCAAAGACAATTGAAGAAGCTGATTTTGTTGCACATAAAGTTTTAGTAACAAGGTCAGATTTAATTTCTATGGGTTATCCAGAAGATGAAGTTAAAGATTTACCTAAATCAGAATTAGATATTTACAACAACGAAGAAATTACAAGACAAAGAGATATAGATGAATATCCAGTTGATAATGCAACAGATGAATCTACAGAAAAAGTTTTAATTTATGAATGCTATGTTAAATACGATTATGATGGAGATGGTATTGCAGAACTTAGAAAAATTGTTTCTGCTGGAGATGACGGTTCTACAATTTTAGAAAATATGCCTTGTGATAGTGTTCCGTTTGTAACAGTTACTCCTATTCCAATGCCACACAGATTTTATGGAAGATCAGTTTCAGAGTTAGTTGAGGATGTTCAGTTAATGAAGTCAACTGTAATGCGTCAGTTGTTAGACAATATGTATTTAACTAACAACAACAGAGTTGCGATCATGGATGGTATGGTAAACATGGATGATCTTTTAACAACTAGACCAGGTGGAGTAGTAAGAACTAAGCAACCACCAAATCAAGTTATGCAACCTTTACAAGCTCAACCAATTTCACAACAAGCTTTTCCTTTATTAAATTATTTAGATACAGTTAGAGAAGCAAGAACTGGTGTAACAAAGTCTTCTCAAGGATTAGATGCAGATAGTTTAAATTCTAAAACTGCAACAGGTGTAAATGCGTTGATGACGCAAACACAAATGAGATCAGAATTGATAGCAAGAGTCTTTGCAGAAACAGGAGTTAAAGATTTATTTAGAAAAATATTTGAACTAATGGTTAAGTATCAAGATAAAGAAAAAATTATTATGCTTAACAACCAATACATTCCTATTAAACCAACAGAATGGAAAGATAGATTTAATATTTCAATCGTTGTAGGACTTGGAACTGGTTCTAAAGAACAACAAACAATTATGTTAAACAGTATTCTTGAAAGACAAATACAAGCTTTCCAATTACAAGGCGGAAAAGAAATGCCAATGGTAACATTAAAGAATATCTATAATACTTTAAGCAAAGTTGTTGAGAACGCAGGACTTAAAAATGTAGAAAGTTATTTTGTTGATCCTGATATTGGTAAACAAATGATGCCACCACCACAACCACCTGAACCATCTCCTATTGAGAAGATAGAATTTACTAGAATTGATGCTGAGAATAAGAGAAAAATTGCTGATATTGAATTACAATACAAAGAATTAGAACAAAAAACTCAAGCTATGACTTTAGATTTTGAAGCAAAAGTAAAAGAAATGGCTTTAAAATATAATACACAGATTGATACAGCAAAAATTAAAGCAGATGCTGATTTAGACAAAATTATGATTGCCGAAGAAGGTAAAATTCTTGACCAAGCAACAAAATCGGCTAATATGTTTCAAAAACAAGTACAAGGATTAAATGCAAATCAAAGACCAGGCGGACAGGGCGGTGGAAATCAGCCGATCCAACGAAGCCAAACAAATATTGGAGAGTAAACTTTTTCAAGAGAGTATAGAAGCTCTTAAAAAAATTTATTCTGAAGCACTTCTTGAAAAAACAGGTGCTAAAGAAAGTGATACCAGAGAAAAACTTTGGATTGCTTATAATGTTGTAGGTAAAGTGGAACAACACTTACATACAATTATTGAAACTGGAAAACTTGCAGCTAGACAGCTTGAGGATTTTAGGAAACAACAGAATAACACAAAATTTTAACCACAATGGTTAGAATAAGCCAAGTCGCAAGACAGCTTAACATAGGAGGACTAAATGTCTGACGGAAACCCATTACTGAACAATGCTTCAGTACAAGGTGCTGCAAAATCTATTGAAGGTTTAATGGACTCTAAAGGAGTTATCAAAAAAACTGAAGTAGAAGCAACACCAGTTGAACCAAAAGAAACTGTAAAAGCAGAATCTGAAGTTGAACAACAACCTGAAACTCAACCAGAAGAAATTTTGGAAGTTTCTGATGAAGAACAAGCATCAGAAGATGAAAATGCAATTGAAGAACAAGAAACTGATCTACACCAGGTTATTATAAATGGTGAAAAGATTGATGTTGACCTTGACGAATTAAAAGCAGGTTATCAAAAAGATGCCGACTACAGACGAAAAACCGAAGAAATAGCAATTGAAAAAAGAGAGCTAAAATCTGCGGAAGATCGTTTGAAAAATCAGTATTCGACAAAGATCGACAATTTAAATTCATTAGTTGCGACTTTAAATGCTGAGATTAACAATGATATGAATTCTAAGGAGCTTGATGCTCTTTGGGATGAAGATCCAACTGAAGCTGCTAGAGTTGATCGTAAGATTCAGAAACGAAAACAAACGATACAACAAGCACAGCAAAAACTGAGAGATCATCAAAATTCTCAGTTCCAGGAAATATTAAGAGAAGAACAAAAAAAACTTCATTTAAAACATCCTGAACTTGCTGATCCAATTAAAGGTACTTCAGTAAAGTCAAATATTATGAATTATTTAAGTTCTAAAGGATTCTCAAATGAGGATGTCGCAAGAATTTATGATTCAAGATATTTTGATGTGATTATGGATGGAATGAAAGCTAATGCGACTAAACCCAATTTAGTAAGTAAAAAAGTTAAACCATCTAAATTTGTTAAGTCTGGCGTTAAAAGCACTAAAGAAGATATGGATGGTCAATCTAGGTTGAATAAGATTAAAACGTTAAGGAAGTCTGGAAGCACAAAAGATGCAACAGAATTACTGATGCGTTATCTATAAACAATAACCTAACGGAGAAAAAAAATGGCTACATATCAAACGTACCAAACAGTCGGAATAAGAGAAGATCTAGCGGACATTATTTACAATATCAGTCCAACAGAAACTCCTTTTATGTCTGGCGTTGCAAAAAACAAAGCAACAAACACTACACACCAATGGCAAACAGATGCATTAGCTGATGTTGCTGCTAACGCTGCAGTTGAGGGAGATGACATTGCTTATGAAACTCTTGCTGCAACTTCAAAAGAAACTAACTACACTCAAATTTCTACTAAAGGAATTCAAGTATCAGGAACTAATGATGCTGTAACTTCTGCTGGAAGAAATAATGAGTTAGCTTACCAAGTAGCTAAAGCTGCGAAAGAATTAAAAAGAGATATGGAAACTGCTCTTTTATCTAACGTTGCAAAAGCAGCTGGTGACGCTACAACTGCTAGAACTTTAGGTGGAGTCCAAACTTGGATCGAAACTAACGTTGACGCAGGTGCTGGTGGATCTGGTGCTGGTAACGGTGCTGCTAGAGTAGATGGTACTCAAAGAGCTTTTACTGAAGATCAGTTAAAAGGTGTTTTGAGAGATTGTTATAATCAAGGCGGAAACCCTAACATGATTATGGTTGGTGCTTTCAATAAACAAAAACTATCAGGCTTTACTGGTGGATCTACAAGATTTGACGCTGCTGAAGATAGAAGATTAATTACTTCTATTGATGTATATGAGTCAGATTTCGGAACTATGCAAGTAGCTCCAAACAGATTCATTAGAGGTGCTAATGGTACTGCTGCAAAAGTAGGTCAAGATGCTCTTATCTTAGAGATGGATTACTTTGCAGTTTCTTTCCTAAGAGATTTCTCTCTACAAACTCCTGCACAAACTAAAGATGCAGATCAGAGATTTATGGTAGCTGAGTACACTCTTGAGTCAAGAAATGAAAAATCAAGTGGAATGGTAACAGACCTAACTACTTCATAATAAATACTTTTGGTGGGGGAGAAATCCCCCATCATATTAAACTAACAATTTTGTTTGGTCTTTGAAGTCAATGACGGAACGAAGCAAATAAAGGATAAAAACATGAGAACACTAAACGACTATTTTATAACAGCTGAAATTGAAGATGTTTCAACTGCTTCATCAACTTTTGTTGCAATACCTGATGGCGGAAAAATTGTAAAAATTTTAACTGCTAATCAAGCAACTATTACAGGAACTGCCGCACTTTCTTTTGAAATCGGTGGTACAGCAGTTACAGGTGGTGGAATATCTATCGTAGCTTCTGGCTCTGCTGGTGCTATTGATACAGCTGCACCAACTGGAAACAATACTGTTGTTGAAGGTGGATCTATCGAAATGATTACAGACGGTGGATCTTCTAATACTTCAAAAGCAGTTGTAACTTTTGTAATAAGAAGATAATAACATTTGGGGGATCTTGCCTAGCGGTATTTCCCCCATAATTAATTAGGAGAAAAACTATGAGTTTTAATTACGGATTAAGACCTACTACACATCAAAGCTTAACAACTTCAGGTTCATCTGTAGCATCTGCTGCATTTGGTTCTCAAACTGAATATGTAAGAATAGCAACACCTGCTGACATTCATATTTTATTTGGTTCTGCACCAACTGCTTCAGCTACTGCTGGATCTGCAAGTATATTTGTTCCTGCTGACCAACCTGAAATTTTTAAAGTTTCACCTGGTGAAAAAGTTGCTGTGATAGGTACTGCTGAAGTTTCAGTTACTGAAATGTCTGGCTAATATGGCTAAACAAAAGTTCACTCATTTTGTTCCAAGAGCTAAACCACCTAAAAGACCTGGTAAGCATAAAAAATCTCAGAACAAATCAGAGAAAAGACAAAAAAGACAAACAAGATATAAAGGTCAAGGCAGATGAAAAAAGATATAATTTTAGACGGATTGCAAAAAACAACTTACATGAAAGATGACATGGAAGGTAAAATTGCAGTTAAAGAAGAAGTTAATATTGATTCACACCTAAAACACAATAAAGAATTATTAAATTTGAATGATGGCTATTCTAAATCAAGAGATTTGAAAAGAGTAGCCAGTATTCCAACTATTGCTTTAAGTGTGTGGGCAAATGAGTATAATGGTGATAGTAATTGGTTTGCACTTCCACCAGAAGTTCAAAAAAAAATATTAAAACAAAAATTAAATAGCAGCGAATTTAGATATTTTAAAACTGCTGAAGGAAAATTATAATGGCATTAAATAACTATACGGATTTACAAGCATCATTAGCAAATTGGTTAAACAGAACAGATTTAACAAATGAAATTTCTCAAGATTTTATTGTCTTGGCAGAAAAAGATTTTAACTCTAAATTAAGAATTAGAAAAATGATAGATCAAACAACTATCACTCTTAATGGTGAAACATCACCTTTACCATCTGATTTTTTACAAGTAAGAGATATGTATATTTTAAATGGTGGAACTAAATATGCTTTAACTTATTTAACTCCAGCTCAAATGGATCAAATTAAAGGTGGTTCAACTTCTGGACAACCATCAAGCTATACAATCTTAGGAGATAATATTAGATTTGCTCCTATCCCTGATAGTGATTACACACTTTATTTAAATTATTATAAACAGTTTCCTGGATTATCATCAACAAATTCAACTAATTATATTTTAACAAATCATCCAGCAATTTATTTATATGGTTCATTATATCATGCTTCAAATTTTTTAGGTGGTATTGAACCTAATCAAGCTGGGCAATGGGAAAAAATGTATCAAACAGCTCTTGAAAGACTTGAGAGAAATGATAGAGAAGATGCTTATGGAAATGCTCCATTGCAACAACAATCAGATGTAACAGTAGCAGGTGCATTTAATGATAAAAATTATTATGCTACAAATAATAACGGTTAAGGAATATTAATGCAAATACCTTTTGGAGAATGGTTGCCTGACCAACCAGAACATAATAATCCTGGAGCTAACGTTGCTAACAATGTTTATTACGCATTAAATTCTTATAAAAGATTTCCTTCATTAGTAAATTATTCTACAAATAGTACAGTATCAGATTCAAGAGGAGCAAGTTCTTTTAGAGATAACTCTAATAACGTTTATAATTTTGTAGCAACAAATACAAATATATATGAATTAACAGGTGGTGGATTTGTTTCAAGAGCATCTGGATTTACAGGTGGTGATACAGATTTTTGGACATTTACTCAATTCGGTAATTATGTCATAGCAAGTAACGGTATTGATGTTCCTCAATATTATTTAATGGGTACATCTACAAATTTTGCAGCCTTTACTTCAATAGCTGCAAACGTTCCAACTTTTAAAACATCAGGTGTTATTAGAGATTTTTTAATTACAGGAAATTTATCAACAGGATCAAATAGAATACAATGGTCAGGAATAAATGATGTTTCTGAATGGACTCCTGGAACAAAACAATCAGACTTTCAAGATTTACCAGGATCAGGTGGACAAATTGTTG